ACCACGGCAAAGAGTGGAACGGTTTTAAGGTTGTGGAAGGTCGCTCGGTTCGCAAATACAAGGATGAAAATGCCATCGCAGAAAAAGCTGTGGCAAGTGGATTTAAGGATATTTACCGAAAGAGCCTTATTCCTATGACAGAGATGCAGAAACTGATGGGTAAAACCAAATTTGAGGAAATTCTAGGAAGCCTCATCTATAAACCACCGGGCAAGCCGAGTCTTGTTCCCAATTCGGATAAAAGACCGGCTATGAACGTAGCAGATGCAAAAAACGAATTTAACGAAATTATGGAGGATTGATTATTATGGCAAATAACACTAATAAAACTAAGGTTATCACAGGTGTAAACACAAGGCTCTCTTACTTCCACGGATGGGAGCCAGTATCTATCAACGGCGGTGCTGAAAAGTATAGCGTATCCGTTCTCATTCCAAAGGATGATAAGGAAACCATAAATGCAGTAAATGCTGCAATCGATGCAGCTATTGAAGAAGGTATTGCAAAGTTCGGTGGTAAGAAACCGAATAAGGCTACCATCAAACTTCCTCTTCGTGACGGGGATGTAGAGCGTGATGACGAGGCATATAAGGGGCATTATTTTATCAATGCCAATAGCATAACCGCACCACAGATTGTAGACAAAAGTGTTAAACCTATTATGGATCGCAGTGAAGTGTACAGCGGTTGTTACGGCAGGGTTTCTCTTAACTTTTATGCTTTCAACTCCAACGGCAATAAGGGTGTAGCTTGTGGCCTCGGTAATATTCAAAAGATTAAGGACGGCGAACCTCTCGGTGGCAAGACCTCTGCAGCAGATGATTTTACTACTCTTGTGGATGATGATTTCCTTGCCTAATTGGAGCGGCGACTTTGCGGTGGTGGGGGCTTTCCCTCTGCCACCTTTTTTCTTTAGGAACGGAGGTATGCTATGAAGAACCTAGAAATCGATATTGAAACCTATTCATCTGTCAACCTACAAAAGAGCGGAGTTTACCGTTATATAGAGGCAGATGATTTTGAAATATTGCTGTTTGGATATTCTGTTGACGGAGGAGAGGTTATGGTGGTTGACCTTGTGAGTGGAGAAAAAATACCGCAAGAAATACTCGATGCATTGACCGATGAAAATATAATCAAATGGGCATTCAATGCTCAGTTTGAGCGTGTCTGCCTATCAAGGTATCTGTTTGATATGGGAATAAGTCTTGACCCTTTTCATGACAACCATCCATTGTCTAAGGAATTGGCAAGATATCTAAACCCTTTATCGTGGAAATGTTCAATGGTGTGGTCTGCTTATATGGGACTTCCCCTTTCCTTGGAAGGTGTGGGTGCTGTTCTTGGTCTTGAAAAGCAAAAGCTGACCGAAGGCAAAGACCTTATAAGATACTTCTGTGTTCCGTGTACTCCTACCAAATCAAATGGTGGAAGAAACCGTAATCTGCCAAGTAATGATGAGGAGAAATGGCAGAGGTTTAAGGCTTATAACAAACGTGATGTTGAAACGGAAATGCAGATACAGCAAAGGCTTATAAAGTTTCCTGTGCCGGAAGAGATTTGGGATGAATACCATCTCGACCAGGAAATCAATGACCGTGGCATAAAGGTTGATATGAATTTTGTAAAACAGGCTATTGCAACGGATGAGATTTCTCACGAAAAACTGATGTCAGCAATGCAGCAAATGACAGAACTTGATAACCCCAATTCAGTACAGCAGATGAAAGGCTGGCTTTCCGAAAACGGTCTTGAGACAGATACGCTTGGTAAAAAAGCTGTGTCAGAACTTTTGAAGGATGCACCTGAGCATTTAGCTGAAGTTCTTAAGCTCCGCCAGCAGCTTGCAAAATCGTCTGTGAAAAAATACACGGCTATGGAAAATGCTGTTTGTGCAGATTCTCGTGCCAGGGGAATGTTTCAATTTTACGGAGCTAACAGAACCGGCCGCTTTGCAGGAAGGCTTGTGCAGTTACAGAACCTACCGCAAAACCATATGCCGGATTTAAAAGAGGCACGAGGTATAGTAAAAAGCGGTGACTATGAAACACTTGAAATGCTCTACGAAGATATACCAGACACACTCTCACAGCTTATCCGTACAGCTTTTGTGCCAAAGGAAGGCTGTAAGTTTATCGTTGCAGACTTTTCCGCTATTGAAGCCCGTGTGCTTTCCTGGCTTGCAGGCGAAGAATGGAGAACGGAGGTATTCGCAAGCGGCGGTGATATTTATTGTGCATCCGCATCGCAGATGTTTAAAGTCCCTGTTGAAAAGCATGGTGTGAACGGTCATTTAAGGCAAAAAGGTAAAATTGCAGAACTGGCACTTGGATATGGCGGATCAGTCGGTGCATTAAAGGCTATGGGTGCATTGGAGATGGGACTTGCAGAGGAGGAACTGAAACCCCTTGTAAATGCCTGGAGAGCATCCAATCCAAACATCGTAAAGTTCTGGTGGGATGTTGACGGTGTTGTTAAGAAATGCATCAAGGAAAATAAGCCTCAGGAAACACATAACATTAAGTTTTATTGCATGAGCGGAATGCTATTTATAGTCCTTCCTTCCGACAGAAAATTAGCTTATGTAAAACCTCGCATCGGCGAAAATATCTTCGGTGGTGAGTCTGTTACTTACGAAGGGGTAGGTGCTACAAAGAAATGGGAAAGAATCGAAAGCTATGGTCCTAAATTTGTAGAAAACATTGTTCAGGCAATCTCCCGTGATATTTTGATGTATGCCATGAAGACACTCCGCACTTGCAGCATCGTGGCTCATGTACATGATGAAGTTATTATTGAGGCAGACCCTCGAATGTCACTTGATGAAGTGTGTGAGCAGATGGGCAGAGTTCCTCCCTGGGCAATGGGACTGCTCCTTAATGCCGATGGTTATGAATGCGATTTTTATAAAAAAGATTAGGTAAAAACATCAGATTTCACCTCCCGCCGTGGCTACCAGGTAGGAGGTGTTTTTCTATGAATGTTTTTCAAGTCACGGACAACAACCCAATACATGGTGAAGCTATAAAGATGACTAACAGCCAAATGCAGAAAGAGGCTGATTACTATATGGCTCAAAAACTACTTAAACAGCTTTTATCTGCAGGGTTAATTTCACTGGATGAATTTGACGAAATTACAGAGTTAAATCGTAAAAAATTCTCACCTATTTTGGCAAAGATAATGCTCTAAAACACTTGATATTACTAGCTTTTAGAGCGAATATGTCACATACCGAAAGCGAGGTGAGATGATGAAAAAGATAACCAAAGTCGACAATGTAGCAGCCATTTCAAAGAGAAAACTTCGTGTTGCTGCATATGCCAGAGTTTCTACTGACAGTGATGAACAACTGGTAAGCTTAAAGGCTCAGAAAGAGCACTACGAAAGCTACATTAAATTGAACCCAGAATGGGATTTTGCAGGTCTTTATTATGATGAAGGCTTGAGTGGTACTAAGAAAGGCAACAGAACCGACCTTATGAATATGATTGCGGATGCTGAGCAAGGCAAGATTGATTTTATTCTTACAAAATCAATCAGCCGTTTTGCAAGGAATACAACCGACTGCTTGGAGATGGTAAGAAGACTGATTGATGTTGGTGTGTTCATTCAATTTGAGAAAGAAAACATTAATACAGGTTCTATGGAAAGCGAGTTAATGCTCTCCATTTTAAGCGGTCTTGCCGAAAACGAGTCTGTTTCCATTTCACAAAACAGTAAATGGTCTATTCAGAAACGCTTTATAAACGGTACATTTATAATTTCCTACCCGCCATACGGTTACATAAATGCTGATGGCAAGATGGAGGTTGTGCCGGAGGAAGCAGAAATTGTCCGCACCATTTTTAGTGAGTGCATTAACGGCAAGGGGGCTTTCCTCATAGCCAAGGAATTAAACGAGCGTGGCATAGCCTCCAAGCGAGGTACGATATGGCATCCGTCAACGGTTCAAGGTGTTCTAAATAACGAAAAATATACTGGTGATGTAATCTTTCAAAAGACCTATACGGACAGCAACTTTAACCGCCATACAAACTACGGTGAAGAAAATCAGTACCTTCTTGAAAATCACCATGAGGCAATTATCAGCCATGAGGATTTTGAAAAGGCACAACTTATTATGGAGCAACGTGGTAAGGAAAAGGGTGTTCTTAAGAAGGAAGGCAAATACCAAATGCGGTATGTATTCTCCGGTAAAATAACCTGCGGAGAGTGCGGTTCCCGTTTCAAAAGACGTATTCATTACTCCGGAAAAAACGAGTACATTGCCTGGTGCTGTACTAAGCACATAGATCACACAGTCAAATGCTCAATGAAGTTTATAAGGGATGAGGATATTAAGGCTGCATTTGTAACAATGTTAAACAAGCTGATTTTTTCTTGCGATATGCTACTCAAGCCTTTTATGCAAGGGTTGAGAAATATTGATGAGAAAGCCTATCTAAAGAAAATTACAGAAATTGAGGAACGCATTGAGAAGAACGAGAATCAGCGTAATGTGCTTATGGAATTGATGTCAAAGGGTCTTTTGAATCCAGGGCTGTTTACAAAGCAGAATACGGAATTATTAAGTGAGTTTGCTCGGCTTGCCACAGAGAAAAAACATATAGCTTATGCGGTAAGCGGTAATGCATCAAAGGTAGATGACACACAAAGGCTCATAAGATTCTGCAGTAGAAACAGAATGGTATTGAAATTTAATGATGATGTTTTCGAGGATTTTGTAGGTGAGATAGTTGTAAATTCCAGGGAGGAGATTGTATTTAAACTGAAATGCGGTCTTTCCTTAAAAGAAAGGCTGGTGGAATAATGACACATACACCATACGGTTACCGCATTGAAGGCGGTAAGGCAGTTATAGATGAGACGGCAGCAGGTCAAGTAAAAGAACTCTTTGAAGGTTATAATTTGGGGTTGGCTCTTACAGTGGCTGCCGAAAAAGCAGGACTTAAATTGTACCATGCCTCAGCAAAGAGAATGCTGCAAAACGAGCATTATGTTGGGGATGATTACTATCCTGCCATTATTGATAGTGACATTTTTAATAAGGTAAATAATGAAATACGCAGACGGGCACTGGCTCTTGGAAGAATAAAGGAATATAAAGAGCCACAACCACCCACTCCACAAACACGATTTAAGATGGGCAGGCAGACAAAGTTTTTTGATGACCCTTTTGCACAAGCCGAGTATATGTACAGTCTGATAGAAAGCGAGGTGGACTGATGGCTAATATGAATGTAAGCAAAAATGTTACTGTCATTCCAGCTAGAAAGCGGGTGGGCAACACAGTAACAAAAGAAGAAACACCGAAACTCAGAGTTGCAGCCTACTGCCGTGTTTCTACTGATACAGATGAACAGGCTACAAGCTATGAGGCACAGGTGGAGCATTATACAGATTACATTAGGCAAAACCCAGAATTGGAATTCGCAGGTATCTTTGCTGATGATGGTATAACAGGCACAAACACAAAAAAACGTGATGAGTTTAACCGCATGATTAATGAGTGCATGGCTGGTAACATAGACATGATTATTACCAAGTCAATCAGCCGATTTGCCCGTAATACCTTGGATTGTCTTAAGTATATCCGTGACTTGAAAGCAAAGAACATCCCCGTATATTTCGAGAAAGAAAGCATTAATACAATGGATGCAAAGGGTGAGGTGCTCCTTACTATTATGGCATCCTTAGCACAACAGGAAAGCCAGTCGCTTTCGCAGAATGTTAAACTTGGCCTTCAGTACAGATACCAACAGGGCAAAGTGCAGGTTAACCATAACCGCTTTCTTGGGTATACAAAGGATGAGGAGGGAAACCTTATCATTGAACCAAAAGGTGCCAAGGTTGTAAAGCGGATTTTCAGAGAGTATCTTGAGGGCGAGAGCCTTGCAGGTATTTGTAAGGGTCTGATGAGAGACGGCATTTATACAGCGGCGGACAATGCGAAATGGAGACCTGAAACAGTCCAAAAGATACTGCAGAACGAAAAATACATGGGGGATGCACTATTACAGAAAACCTACACGGTTGATTTTCTAACAAAAAAGCGAGTCAAGAATGATGGCATCGTTCCACAATATTATGTCGAGAATAATCATGAGGCTATCATTCCAAGAGAACTATATCTGCAGGTGCAGGAAGAAATGAAACGCAGAAGCCTCTTATTCAAAGGCAAAGATGGAAGGAGAAGGATATATAGCAGCAAGTATGCATTATCATCCATCACCTTTTGCAGTGATTGCGGTGACATTTATAGAAGGACTTATTGGAACAACCGTGGCAAAAGGTCGATTGTTTGGAGATGCGTTACACGATTGGCAGAGGGACCGAAAGGCTGTACATCAAGGACAATTTCAGAGGAAGACCTCCATGCCGCAGTGGCAGAATCATTCAACCAGGTTCTTGGAAGTGGCCAATCAATGATTTCAGTACTGCGAGGGAATATAGAATCGGTGGTCTGTGAGAGCAATGAACAGGCGATTGCCAACATTGACAAGGTAATGGAAGA